AGTGCAGTAGTAACATCTTTAGGTATATAGTTTTCATAGTTTCTTTCTAATGGGGTGGCTTAGGTCACCCTTTTTTTTTGCCAAAAAATGAAAAGTGCTAATTATATATAAATGCTCACGATAGAAAAAGACGAAACGGCTTATTGGTATTTGACATTGACGGAGAAGGTTACTATTGCAAACCCAAACTTTTTGTTTAGTTTAACCAATAGAACCAATAACGGCAAGTACAATTTCATAATGGCAGACGTGAGCAGTTACCCTGACAGATACAACCAATTCCAATTTATCGAAGGCACAACGGCAGACATTTACACCGGTGAGTATGAGTATAAGGTTTATGCTCAAACGAGTGATTCAAACCTCGACCCTGATTTGGCAGATGAGTTAGTTGAGCAAGGAATGTTGAAATGCACAGAGGGTACAACAACGACACAATACACACCAACATTAAACGAAAAAATATACGGAGAATGAAAACCTTTTTAGACGAGATAGGTATAAATGTAATGCAATCCATAGCAGGGCTATTCGGCTCTTTGCTATTGGTTGGTAAGGGTGCAACTAAAAACATCAAGCAGACCTTCTTTGCAATCATCACGGGAGTAGCAAGTGCTAACTATTTAACACCGGTCGTTTGTGACTTGGTTAAGATTAACGACACTAACTACTCTAATGGTGTTGCATTTATACTTGGGTTTTTGGGATTGAAAGGTGTTGAGGCTTTTAGTAGAAAATTCTTTAAAGATAAACTCGATGCAGATAATAAATGAAATAGCCAACATCCTAATATTTGTCAATGCGACTTTATTCTATATTTTCGTATTTGGCAGAGAGGTTAAAGCGATTGCTCGATTGACATTAGTTGAGCAATGGTTGTTGAGGGTTGGTTTGAGTATCCCTTCAATGGGTTCGTTGTATAATGTTTTGGTTGGTCAATACCCACCGATTCCAGAGATAATAATAAACGTGGGATATGCAAGTCTATTCACTTGGGCATCTATATTCCACTATAACACATTCGTAAGAAATGGAAAGTAATTTCGTTAGGATAAATTTAGCAGAGTCAAAACTGCCAACGTTCAAAGAGAACAGAAGCAAGGGGATTATCACCTTTGGGGATGACAACCTTTACCCTATGGGTTTGATCGAGTTGTTTAACAAAAGCCCAAAGCACTCCGCTATTATCACTCAAAAGGCAGCGTATCTTGCAGGAGATAAGACCGAGATAGTTGGTCAAAACACAGAGGATATTGCTAAAGCACAAGACTACTTAGGTAGCATCAATGCTTATGAGGACTTTGATTCTCTTAAATCTAAGATAGCAAATGACCTTGAGTTGTTTGATGGTTTCGCTTTGGAGATAATCTGGAATAAAGCAAAGACTTCTATCGCTGAAATCTACCACCTACCTTTTCAAAATGTAAGGGTTGCTATTGATGGTGGTTATGCTTACAGCGAAGATTGGGGAAATAGAAGAACAGACGTTCAGTATTACCCTCAATGGAACCCAACTACTCGTGAGAACAAGCAAGTGTACTGCTTTAAAATGTATCGTGCAGGTCAAGAGGAATATCCTCTACCGGTATACGTTGCAGCATTAAAATATGTGGAGATAGATACAGAGATTGCTAACTTCCATTTGAATAGCATCAAGAGTGGTTTCTCTGCACAAACCTTAGTGCAATTATTCAAGGGCATACCAACTCCAGAGGAGGCACGTAAGACCATAAAAAGGTTTAAAGATAACTTTACGGGTTCTGACAATGCAGGAAGCGTTATAATCCAATTTAACGACCCTAACGAAACACCATCTACAATAGATAACCTTGCACCTTCTGACTTTGACAAGTTGTTTATGCAGTTGAATCAGCAAGTACAAGAGGAGATATTTAGTGGGCATAGGGTTACAAGTCCGATGTTGTTTGGGATTAAAACAGAAGGGCAGTTAGGTGGACGTAACGAGTTGATTGAAGCGTACGAGTCATTCCAGGTGTCTTATGTAGAGCCAAGACAAGCACAGATGGACAGAGCATTGAGTTCTATCTTTAAATATATTGCACCGGTTAAACTTATAACCAAGAATAGACCACCTATCGGTTTAGATTATGTTACTTTATTTGAGAAGGGGTTAATTGATAGAGATGAGGCAAGACTTGAATTAGGAATGAGTAGCAAACAAGAGATGTCAAGCCAAAACCCATTCGGTTGGGATGATGATAGAGATATTGAGGTATTTCAACAATTCGGAGTGAGTGGAGATGAGTTTGAAGAGGTTACATTTGACTTTGCATCGACTCTTGGTATATTAATCCTTCAACTATTGAATAGCAACAAAAAATATGGAATGGGTGATATTATTGCCAACATTAAGGCAGATTCACAAAAGATTCAAGAGGAGGTTGCTAAACTAATCAATGACGGACTTTTGGACAACAAGTTAAACACAACAAATAAAGGTTTAAATGAGTTAAAAAAGAATGGCATACAAACAGAGATACTGTCAATGTATGCATACGAAAAAGCACCGGGAATCTCTGGAGATAAAATAATTGAAACCTCAAGAGATTTTTGCAGACAGATTGTAGGATTCAACAGACTATACACCAGAGAGGATATTGATCAAATGACTTCAATACTTGGTTATGATGTATGGAGGAGAAGAGGTGGTTGGATGACTATCAAAGGAACTAATACTCACGTTCCATATTGCAGACACTATTGGCAATCTAAACTTGTAAGACGTAAAATCAATGGCTAATTTTATTTATTTTATAAGCACCACATACTTAAAGGACAACACACCTTTAAACGAGAACCTTGACGATAAGTTGCTTAAATCGGCAATCAAAGAGGCACAAGAAATATACATTCGTGACATCGTTGGAAGTGGTGTATACGATGAGGTATTGACACAAGCATATAACGGCACTCTAACGTCTTTAAATACAACTTTGATAGATAACTATATTGCACCTTGTTTAAAGTACTATACGTTGGTTGAGAGTATGCTACCTTTGACTTTCAAGTTTATGAACAAGAGTGTAGCATCAAGGAATAGCGAAAATGCAACACCTATCACCACAGAGGAATTGACAATGATTGAGAAGCGTTATCGTGACAAGGCAGAGTATTACGCTGAGAGATTAAGAGATTATTTAAAAGAAAACCCAACAGACTATCCGTTGTACTTAAATCCTGGAAGTGGTTTCGATGTTATCAGACCACACAATACTGCTTTCTTTGGAGGTATGTATCTACCAGGTGGAGATGACGATTGTTTCTACAACTATGACTTCCCAGAAGACTAAAAACAAGTGGCGTTTAAAGAACGAAGCCAAATTAAAACAGTATGACGCTAAACCAGATAATCGACAAGATAAAAACCCAAGCCGAATCTCACAAGATGGTGGGAAAGTTCGCAGTAGGGGCTGATTTTGATTTCGCAGTTGACGAGGTTAAGTACTACCCTATTGTTTGGCTTGTGCCGAATGGCTTTACATTTAATACCGACCAAAGATTGGTTTCGTATCAATTTGCAATGATGGTAATGGACAGAACCTTTGAGAGTTCGTCTAATACTATCGAGGTGTTGAGTGATTCAGCAGGGATTATAATAGATATAGTAACCTTATTAAAAAGAAATATAAGTGATGCAGACTTTGAAGTCCAAGTTAGCGGAGTGGCTGAACCTTTCTACGATTCTAAAACTGATGTTGTGGGTGGTCACGCTATCGATTTTATTATCAATACACCATACCTCGAAAGTTATTGCGACATACCGACCTGATACAAGTAGAGTCATTATAATTAGAGAAATCTATGCAGTTGATAAAGAGATTGATTCCATTCGCAACGTTTACTCTGATAGTATTAGCAGCATTAACACCACAGAGAGTCTACTCTCAATACTCCGACAGCACGATCAAGGAAATAAATGAGAGGTTAATTGAGTTACACGAATGCAGACAAAAGCAAAAGTTGTACATCCAATTAGCCAAAAGTGACTCATCTACTATACACAGACAAGAGGAGTTAATAAATACTCTTATATTCGCAAACGAACAACAACAAGTCAAGGTCAAAAGATACCGCAACTATTCATTTATGACATCGGCTATTTTAATCTTGGCAATAATACTATGAAAACAAATGTACACCTTATCGACAACCAGTGGGAATCCAAAAAAGTTCTTTTATTATCCGACATACATTGGGATAACCCTAAGTGCCAACGTGACCTGCTTAAACGTCATCTTGACGAAGCCAAAGAAATAGGGGCAGACGTACTATTAAATGGGGATACCTTCTGTTTGATGCAGGGTGCCTATGATCCTCGTAAAAACAAGAACGACATTAGACCCGAACACAACAAGGCAAACTATTTAGATGCCGTTATAAACGATGCAGTACAATGGTTTAGTCCTTATGCTCATTTGATTAAGGTTGTGGGCTATGGTAACCACGAAACCAACATTTTAAAAAGACAAGAAACAGATGTTATTGAACGTTTTGTTTATGGGTTGAACTCTCTTAATGGAACACAAGTTGAGGTTGGTGGTTATGGTGGATGGATTGTTTATAGATTTCAACGTAACACTGGAGAGGGTAGGACACGATTTGCTATAAAATATTTTCACGGCTCTGGAGGAGGTGGACCAGTGACAAAGGGAACGATTCAGTTCAATAGAATGTCTACAATGGTAGAGGGTGCTGACTTGATATGGATGGGACACGTTCACGAAGATCACGAACTAACCTATACGGTTGAAAGGTTGAGTCAAAATAAAGTATGGCTCAAGGATATTCTGATGGTTCGTACGGCAACCTACAAAGAGGAATACAACGAGGGTAAAGGTGGTTGGCATGTGGAGAGAGGTGCAAGTCCCAAACCTTTAGGCGGTCGTTGGTTAGAGTTACACCCCGAAAGAAAAGTAAAAGACA